TACACAGGGACGGCCGCGAGACTTCGCCAGCCAAGCAGCCTTCCTTTATCCCAAACAGTCCTAATTTATAAGGAAACACTCTCATGGCAGTAATCGCAAACAGTAACTCAAATTTGACTCTTGCCGATTGGGCAAAGCGCACCGATCCGGATGGACGCGTCGCACTCGTGGCTGAACTCCTCTCGCAATCCAACGAGATCCTCGAAGACTGCGTGTACAAGGAAGGCAATCTGCCAACCGGCGACCGCGTTGTCATTCGTACGGGTCTTCCAACCGCCTACTGGCGTTCCCTCAACCAAGGCATCCCGAACAGCAAGTCATCGACCGCACAGGTTGACGAAGCATGCGGCATGCTTGAGGCTCGTTCCGAAGTTGACAAGGATCTCGCAATGCTCAACGGCAACACGGCTCAGTTCCGTTTGTCCGAAGACACCGCGTTCCTTGAGGCGATGAATCAGACCCAAGCGCAAACTATGTTCTACGGCAACCCTGCCACCGACCCAAAGCAGTTCCTTGGTCTTGCCACTCGTTACTCGTCCACCTCGGCTGGCAACGGAACGAACATCATCCCCGGTGGTGCATCGTCCGGTTCGCTCAACACCTCGGTGTACCTCGTTGTGTGGGGCGACAACACCGTGTACTGCCCGTTCCCTAAGGGTTCCAAGGCAGGACTTCTTCACGAAGACCTCGGCGAGCAGACTGTGTATGACGGTGCAAACCGCATGCAAGCCTACGCAACCCGCTACCAGTGGAAGAGCGGTCTTGTTGTGAAGGACTGGCGTTACGTTGTCCGCATCCCAAACCTGTTGGTTGCTGACATTGTTGCCGGCACTGGTACGCAAGCCGCTGCTTCTGGTACTCAACTGACCAAGTTGATGATGCGCGCTATGTACAAGATCCCAAACCTTGATTCGGGTCGTGCAGCGTTCTACATGAACCGTACCGTTCACAGCGGTTTGGCAGTTCAGTCCCTTGACCGTTCACAGGCTGCGTTGGCCGTTCAGCCAGCACTGTCGCAGTTCGGTACTGCTCGTAATTACCTGTCGTTCCAAGGTATTCCGATCCGTCGCGTTGACTGCCTGTTGAACACCGAAGCCGTTGTCTCCTAAATTTACTTCCTAGAAAGGAATTACCAAAATGATGATTGATCAACTCTCAGTTGTTGCAGGAACAGTTCCCGCAACTGGTTCGATGACCGGACTCGCACTCGGGACTGGTGCGGCTGCAACCGCCGTGTCAACCGATGCGATTGACTTGGGTATTGCTCGCGATATCGGTGAAGGTGAAGAATTGTCCTTCATGATTCACATTGTCGCTGCTGTTACTGGTGCTACCTCGGTGCAGTGGGATGCGATTTACGCAACCGACACTGCATTGACCACTGGTCTTATTGTTGGCGGCTCAACCGGAGCAATTCCAATTGCTGCGCTGACCGCTGGTTCGGTACACACAATTACTCTTAACCCAATTCTTCGATACAACGCAACCACGGAATCGTCCAAGGCTGCTCGGTATCTTGGACTGCGCTACATCGTCATTGGAACGGCATCTGCCGGTTCCTACTGTGGCTACATCACCAAGGACGTTCAGGACGGCAAGAAGTTCTACGCCTCTGGATTCACTGTTGCTTAATTAGGAATCATCCATGCCAATGTACAAAGCGTTAGTGAAGTGTTTCGTTGACAACTCAATCCGCGAGGAAGGTGATGTCTTTGAATACAACGGTGACTCCAACGAGTGCCTGGAATTGGTCAGGGGCGTTGGCAACGGCGAGCCTACGGTTGATGCTTCCGGAAGGAAGTGGAAGACCAAGGGCAAGCGCGTTGAAGTTGATGACACTGGTGAGGAGTGATTCTTTGATTTGATTGATGCAATGGGGGAGTCGTTGGGCAACCGCGACTCCCCCTTGTTTCTAGGAGGTTTCTATGGCATCGGAAGTTGACATCTGCAACCTTGCTCTATCACACATCGGGGACGAGGCTTCTGTATCAAGCATCAACCCACCTGAAGCGTCCGTGCAAGCGTCTTTGTGCAGCCGCTTCTACCCCATTGCCCGTGACTCGCTGTTGCAAATGCACAATTGGAACTTCGGTTCTAAACGTGTCAACCTTGCACTTGTCACCAACCTGTGGCCTGAGTGGAAGTACGCATACGCCGCACCAGGTGACTGCATGACCATCGTGTCTGTGTTGCCACCAAACGCAAACGCCGACTATTCGTCGCAGTTCATCTTCACCGATTCGCCTGGATTCGGCAACAACTACGCCCCGGTGGTGGTGGGTGGTCAGTATGTGCCGCAGCAGTATTGCGTTGAGGCAGATGACCTTGGCAACAGCGTGATTTACACGAACCAAGAGAACGCGATGCTGCGATATCAGTCGCTTGTGTCCGACCCTACCAAGTTCACGCCGCTCTTTGTGATGACGCTGTCGTGGAAGTTGGCTTCCTTGCTCGCAGGCCCAATTGTCAAGGGCGACATTGGTGCGGCAGAGGCAAAGCGTTGCATGCAAATGATGGCTGGGTATTTGTCACAAGCGCGTTCTTCGGATGCGAACATGCGAAACATCAAGGTTGAACACATTGTTCCTTGGTCAGCCGGGAGATAAACATGCCAACAACGCGTACATTCTTCCGTTCCTTCGCCGGCGGTGAGTTGTCACCCGAGATGTTCGGTCGTCTTGACGATGTCAAGTTTCAGACTGGCGCGGCAAAGTTGCTCAATTTCATTGCCACCCCGCAAGGGCCAGCAGAGAACCGTCCCGGCACTCGCTTCGTCAAGGAAGTCAAGGACAGCACCAAGAAGACGCGAATCATCCCGTTTACCTACAGCACCACCCAAACAATGGTGTTGGAGTTTGGCAATGGCTACCTCCGTTTCCACACGAACGCAGCGACCTTGCAGGTTGGAACGCCGGCTGCTTATAACGCCGCATTGACATACGCAGTTGGTGCGCTTGTGTCGAGCGGAGGATTGGTGTACTACGCAACGGCTGCTGTTCCGCTTGCAACGGCTCCACCAAACGCATCCTTTTGGTATCTCGTACCAACCACAGCGTATGAGATCCCAACGCCATACCAAGAGGCTGACTTGTTTGGGTTGCACTATGTGCAGTCAGGCGATGTGCTGACCATCGTTCACCCCAACTACGCGCCCCGCGAGTTGCGCCGATTGGGTGCAACGACTTGGGTGTTGTCAACAATCTTGTTTGCGTCGCCAATTCCTGCGCCAGCCGCTCCAACAGTGACGGCTATTCGCGGTCGTTCTATGAACATTTCCGGAATTACAACTGCTGCTATTGCGGTCATCACAACGGTTGCAGATCACAATCTAACTGACGGCGATCCGATTGAAATTAGCGGTGTCCTTGGAATGACACAGGCAAATGGATTTTGGATTGTCCATAAGAACACGCCTAGCACTAAATTAGAAGTGCAGTATTACACGACTGGAGCGCACTTTGACAGTACGACATTTACTGCCTACGGGGGTGGTGGAAGTATTCAGTACGCCAACCAGTCGCAAGACCTTGACAACTTTTATGTCATTACATCAATTGCTTCCAACGGCCTAGACGAAAGTGTTGCTAGTCCACCTGGGACAGTATTTAACAACTTGAATGTGACAGGCGCGTCGAATGACCTGACATGGACAGCAGTTCCCGGTGCGTTGCGATACAACATCTACAAGCGTCAAAGCGGATTGTATGGTTATATCGGACAAACTTCGAGTAACGCATTTACCGATGACAACATTGCACCTGACATGGGGACAACACCTCCGATTGTTGACACTGTGTTTGCGTCAACAAATAATTACCCACAGGCTGTGAGTTACTTTGAGCAGCGGCGCGTGTTTGCAGGCACGAATAACGAGCCTCAGACCATGTGGATGACCCGCTCCGGTACGGAAAGCGACATGTCGTACTCGCTTCCGGTCAAAGACGACGACCGTGTCAACATCCGTGTTGCCGCCCGTGAGGCAAACACCATTCGCCATGTTGTCCCGTTAAATCAATTGCTGCTGTTGACAAGTGCAGCAGAGTGGCGCGTCAGCCCGATCAACTCGGACGCGATTACACCGACAACCGTGTCTGTTCGTCCTCAGTCATATGTTGGTGCAAACAATGTCCAGCCGGAAATCATCAACAACAGCATGGTGTATTGCGCGGCTCGCGGCGGCCATGTTCGTGAACTTGGCTATTCATGGCAGTCGAGCGGATTCGTTACTGGTGATCTGTCAATTCGATCAGCACACCTGTTTGACAACTACACAATATCTGACATGTGCTTTGCCAAGAGTCCGCAGCCACTGCTGTGGTTTGTTTCATCGACTGGCAAACTGCTTGGACTAACCTACATCCCTGAACAGCAAATCGGGGCATGGCATCAGCATGAAACCGATGGCATCTTTGAGTCCTGCTGCGTTGTGGCAGAAGGGATTGAGGATGCCCTGTACGTCATCGTTCGCAGAACTGTTAACGGCAACTCAGTGCGGTACGTTGAGCGCATGGAGACAAGGCAGATCACGACCCTTGAGGACTCATTCTTCGTAGACTCAGGGCTGACCTACAACGGCAACAACACAGGCGCGACCACCGTGACTGTTACGGGCGGCACAACCTGGGGGCCGGCAGACACCTTGGCGATCACCGCATCAACAGGCATATTCAGCCCATCCCCATCGACATCCGATGTCGGCGATGCCATTGTGTTGACAGATGCGCTCGGCAACAAGTACCGCCTCAAAATCCTCGCTACGGGGTTTCCTGATACCGCAACCGCCAAGGTGGACAAAGTCCTTCCTGTCGCTCTCCGGGCAACTCCGACCGCTGTGTGGGGGTTTGCGCGTGACAGCGTGGGTGGGCTGACGCATTTGGAGGGCAAGACGGTCAGCATCCTTGGTGACGGTGCTGTAATGCCGCAGGCGGTGGTGACGGGTGGAGTGGCTGTCTTGTCCCGGTCATGCGTCAAGATCCAAGTTGGGTTGCCGTACAACAGCGATCTGCAAACCCTCCCGGTTGCTATCAACATCGAGGCGTTCGGGCAGGGTCGAGTTAAGAACGTCAACCAGGCATGGATTCGGGTGTTCCAGTCATCGGGCATCTTCATCGGGCCTGACGAGAACAAGTTGACAGAGGCGAAGCAGCGCACCTTTGAGCCGTACGGTTCGCCGCCATCACTCAAGTCAGACGAAGTAAGCGTGTTGATGACCCCTACTTGGGCGCAGTCAGGACAGATTTACATGCGACAGTCTGACCCACTTCCGTTGACAATTGTCGGAATCACCACAGAGGTTGTTGTAGGCAGTTAACTAGGAGAAAGACATGAGTGCATTTTCATACGCAGCATCGTCGGGCAGTTTGATGAACATCCTTGGTTCATCACCAACCCCAGCCGGGTACAGCGCGGGTGGGTCAACACTCCCTGCTATGGGCGGTGCAGCCGGCACAAGTTGGACGAGCGGCGAAGCGTTGATGATGGGTGGTTCAATCGTGTCAATCTTCGGTGCTGTCAACAGTGCCATCGGTTCGTTCTACGCGGCTGACAGTCAGAAGACGCAACTCAAGATGCAAGCGCAGAACCAACGGTTTCAGGCGCAGATGTCAGCAATCAACGCTCGCGGTGCTGAGATGCAAGCGCAGCAGTCGCTCCTTGCTGGCGAACGGGCAATCGGTCAATACACGATGGGTGCAGGTCAACGCCGTGCATCGGCTACCGCGTCGATGGCAGCGAGAGGAATTCAGGGTGGTGTCGGCAGTGCGCGTGAGGTCACCGCAAGCATGGACTTGATCAAGGAAATTGACAAGTTGACCATCAGTTCTAACGCCGTACGTCAGGCCGAGGCAGCGCGAGCGCAGCGGATCAACTACATCAACCAAGGTGTGATCGCAG